CTAAATTTTGATTCTTCACTCCCTATATTATGGGAAGAAGAATCACACATCGACCCGGAAACATCCAGACACGCCACGAAAACCGTAGGCTTAACGACTTTAGTCTCTGCGGCAAGGCGTATGTCAATAATATATTTGTCTTGTCCAACTGGAATGCAAGTGTGAGAAATATTTAGAGTAGGTTTGCTAAATGAGCCAGTTGATGTCGGATTTAGGTGTTTGAGTTGTGGTTTAATCAGCTTGTTGGCTGATGTTGCATTTATTAGGTGAGAACTTCGGGAGTCGCGCGGTACAATGCTACTAAATGCATGTTTTGGAATCTTAAAACATTGATATATGTGCCTAATCATTATTGTTAATAACCATATGACAAACATACTAGACTAATCAATTTTCGCGACCCAAAGGGAGTCGGTTTCCCAGAAAACCAATAAACTATTTTTACGACCGGAAGGATTAGGGTTGGTTATTCGACGCTTCATAACGGTATGTGAATGTAAATAAACCTTTGTATTCCGATGGTTCTTTTTGTAATCCTAATTCTTTATATCGCGTAAGATGTTTCAAATATTTATTGATATTTTCCTGTTTGCTAGCTGCACAACACACTGCTCATTGGATTACCAAAACAGCCGAAAGTCACATTTGCCTTTTTGGCTAGATTTTTGATTGCACGTAAAGTACTCATTTGTTTTTTGTGGGAGATTTTAGCAAATATTTGGTTATAATCGATTTTTGGCTAAATCTATCACTTAGTTAAAACTTAAATTGATTACTTCTGTCTGGGTTGTTAGACTTAACAAACTAAATGTCCTTTTTACACAGAAAGTTTTTGCCAAAAGTTGCTGCAAGCAACTCAGGTTGGATTCGCAAAAGCGAATTTTTACCAAAAGTTGCTGAAAGCAACTCAGGTTGGATTCGCAAAAGCGAATTTTTACCAAAAGTTGCTGCAAGCAACTCAGGTTGGATTCGCAAAAGCGAATTTTTACCCAATATGTATGTTGCTATGTCTGAATTGCTAGAAAAACCTGATTCTAAAAGATTTAAAGCTAGAAATGCAATCAATCGACATTTTAAAACTGACCTAAGGACTGGAGCTTCTTTATGTAACAATTTAGATTCTGATGAATATTTAGCAGAGCTTGTTGAATTAGCCAAAGAACTGGGATTCTCTTTTGGTGCACAAATTACTAAAAAGGAATTATTCTGCTTGATAGCAGAATATGCTAAACCAATTGATGTTCCGATGATTTCAGAATTATCAGATTTTAAAAAGGAAGAAATCTTAAGAAATGCATTATACCAAAGCAATCTAAAAAACGTGAAGGCGGACGGGTTGTATCTTCAACATATATTACCAGAGCATCAAACAACAGACATTTGCTTAGCAGCTATTCATAATGATGGTCTGGCGCTTAAATATGTTCATAAGCAAACACCTAGAATATGTTCAGAAGCTGTCAAAGAAAACGGTCATGCTCTTCAATATGTATATGAAGAATACAAGACAACAGAAATTTGTTTGAGTGCTCTGCGAGATGATAGTTTAACACTGAAATATATTTCCAACAAACTAATGATTATTCATACATGTGTTTGAGTGCTGTAACGAAAACTGGTCACGCACTACAATATGTGGATAAGCAGTACAAGACATTAGAAATTTGTTTGGCAGCAATTGAAAGACATGCACAAGCTCTTCGATATGTCAATTGTCATGAGCTTGACCTTTCGCTTTCTGAATTGTATTTATTGGCGGTTAAACGTAATGCATATGCGCTTGAGCATATACCTTCACACGAGCAGACAACAGAAATGCAATTAGAAGCTGTTCGCAGTGATGGTACAGCTCTTAGGTTTGTTGACCCTCTGAAAAGAACACCAGAATTATGCTTAGCTGCTGTTAGAAGAAGCGGAGGAGCTCTTATGTATGTTAGTACACAAAATCAAACATTAGAAATATGCTTATATGCTGTTAAACGTAGCTACTCAGCACTTTATTACGTAGTCGAACAAACACACGAAATCTGTTTAGCTGCGGTTCGATATGATGGGTGGGCACTTATGTATGTGAAAACCCAGACACCTGATATCTGTTTAGCTGCTATTGAGCAAAACGAATTAGCTTGTGAGTTGATAAATGACACCATGCGTAATCAATTGGTTACCCTAGGGATCAATTGGTCACGATATGACAATATACTAAAAGAAAAACAAAGATTATCATTAAAATCAATAAATAACCACTTGGTCATAAAATTGATTTGATATAAGCAAATATATATATATGTTCATATCTCAAAATGGCAACTATGGAAGAGTTTAATCAACTGGTAGAACGAATAGATCGACTGGAAGCACTGATAAAGGATTTCATTGGAGCTACACATCATAATCACTATTGGGACACGACAGGTTCACATGATACCCAAGATGTAAAACGCCGATGCAGAATATGTGATAAATATCAAACATATGTTTACCCTATGATTCCATATGAGGACCGTTGGGAGGATTGTTATGAAGAGTCCTCATCGCGTAGCGAATGATCTTGCAAATTATCTATGCATGCATTGTCGTCTTCTTTGGTCCAAAGCAGGACTATTTCGTGCAAAACAACATGGGGCACAAAGCCCTTTGGAATTATCTTTGGGTAGAAAACCCGGAGTTTTATAATCTCCCTGTGTAAAGACTGTGTGGCCCATATCAATATGTTCACTAACTTCATCATGTGAATTGAGTAGTTTATTATCGTTCTGACAATAAGCAAATGGACATAAATAGTGATTATTTCTATATAATATAGATCCTTCATCCAGAAGATAACGTAAAAAGTCGCGTTTGCTCTGAAACTTCTCCCAATCGGTTGAACGTAAATCGTCAATTTCCTTGGATAATTCATCAACAATATCCATTAATTCTTCTCCGTTTATGACTATTGGATGCCTAGCCACTGGTTGACATAGACGGGAATAATTCTGTGGTTCCTTATCAAAAACATCTGAGTCATATTCTTGTAACCTTTCTCGTTTACTACTATAAGGTGTTTGTGACCTCAAGCTTCTTTGAAGCATTTTATTATCTTTATAAAGCTTTTTACTACTGTCTTCGATACTCTCAGTTTCAGGCATGGGAATATCACCAGCTTCTTTAGCATAAATAGACAATCGCTCACAAAGCTCACGTTTAGTGGTCCTTTTATTAATGTCCAAACCTAATTCCATAGCAATCTCATATAGTTCCTGTTTGTAATGGTCACTATCTAGTTGTTTACATAAACCAGATTTAGCTTTAATATCTGTTATATACTGAGGATGAGTCGCATTAATCGCCTTGAATCTTTTAGATTGTGGACCCTCTAGGATTTCAGCTGCATGCCCGTACATCTCTCGGCTAGTTCCAACTAAATTTCTTCTACGTTGTATCCTTGATAGGATAGTCAAGGGTTGCTTCACTGACATATATAATTATAGTTGAGAAATTAACTTACAAGACAAGTATCAGTCGTTTATGATCTAATCTAAAGTATCCCACCAGTCATTCATTGCATCAATTTGCATTATAACCTGTAGGGTACTATTGTTCGTAGCAGTAGTTTTTAATCTTTCATGCAAGTCCACATCTGATTCCAGATATTGTTTGTAATGGTTCAGAAAATATTCGAGCACTTCTGTGTTCCCATATTCAGCACTGCCAACTACTATATCCTGCTTGTATAACTTAAATAATTCAGGCTCAGCTTTGATGAAATCTTCAAATTCTTCCAAGCTCCATTTCCTAGAACTAAATAATTCTCTCATTTCTTCTTTTATAAGTTCAGGAGGACGTAAACTTTTTTGAAGCATCCTGTTAGCTCTATCAAGTTTTTCTTTATCACCTTCAATACTTTCAATCTCAGGCATGGGAATATCGCCGGCTTCTTTAGCATAAACAGACAGTCTCTCACAGAGTTCACGTTTAGTGGTTCTTTTATTAATGTCTAACCCTAATTCCATAGCAATCTCATACAGTTCCTGTTTGTAATGGTCACTATCTAGTTGTTTACATAGACCAGATTTGGTTTGTACATTTGTTGTATATTGAGGGTGAGTCGCATTAATTGCCTTGAATCTTTTAGATTGCGGACCCTCAAGGGTTTCTGCGGCATGCCCATACATCTCCCGACTAGTACCAACCGAAGCCCTTCTACGTTGTATTCTTGATCCTGTTAATGGTTGCTTTGCTATTGACATTAATTATATATTATTATATTATTCTGCTGCACAACCTGGCAAAAACTGCCAAAAATGTTTATCTATCATCACCTTATGATCGCATTGTGAGCACTGATATATAGCTGTTTTGTCTAACGCTTCTGGATTCAATAGCACAAACAAACATTTACTACCACAACCACCTGATTCATCCTGCTGACAAAACCAAGTGATAAATGGCGGTACTGGTATTTCTATTTTATTTTGATTCATTATTTTGAATACAGAGGCGATTATCAAAATATAACTTCAATTTTTTCGGTTAAAAAATGAAATTATAGTATCTCGAATTCAATATAATAAACAATTATAAACAATTATGTCCCAACTTTCTAATTTCGAACGAGCTGTGCAAAAATATTATATCGTTGAAAATAACACATGCACACATTCCGATAAAAATCATATTGTATACTTGCATCGACCAGCTGATCGTGATTACTATAGGGATGAATGTTGGACCAAATACACAGTATGTCAAAACTGCGCTGACAACACAATAAGCTCAGCGCACTGTGGCGGACATTATATCAACTTTCGTCTTTTCATTGGTGATAACGATGCAAGTGGTAAGTATAATCTCGTATCCAAGGCGGTCGAACCTATACCCTGTTTAATGTTCCATACAGATATTGACCGAGGTTGGCAAGTATTGCGAATAACTATTCGGGAGCAAGATTTCTGCAATAGCAATTATGAAAAGTTTTTTTATAATATGATGGATCATCTATGTGATACACTATCTAAACAGAGTAAAACCGATGACCTCTCGACAGTAGGACAGAATAGTTGGGAAAGGAAGCTGCTTACAGATGGTATTGAGTTGTTAATAAATACTGATTATGATAAATTATGGAAGGTTGCAACTTGTGACATAAGTGATACTAACGAATCGGTCGAAGTTAACAGCTTACCTAATCTACACAAACTGCGATTCTAATGGATCAGGAAAAATTGAAATAATTTGACACGTATGTGTCAGCATATCTAACAATGAATTACAATTCTGTTCTATCAATCGGAAATGAGAAATATGCCGTTGAGGTTAAGTTATACAATGATGATGAGATATCCATTGAAATGGAGGAGATAACTAGCAAACTTCGCTATGGTGCTACATTTACGGCAAAAGCTATTCTCGCGTTAACTAAGGATAAGTTTAAATTAGAACTTGATTCTAAACAATTTTATACTATGCTTACGAAAGCCATGTCTAATAATGATAAACATATTTTACTCACTTTTGCACTAACTAATGATGATGCCCTGCCAGATTCGAAGGTTATATCGTTAAAGATCAAATGGAAAATCAGCGAGTTTGTGGAAAAAGAAGTCGATATCCAGTTAGATAGCCTAACTGTTAGTGATGTTGTGCGAATGAGTAAAATGATGAGTGACTTATTGAAGTATAAAGAAGAGCTTGCTACAACAAGCTCCTCTTTAGTAAAGTGTAAAGAGGAGCTTGTTACGACTAGCAAACAACTCAATGATTTTAACGCTTCTCGTAACAATGTTCTAAATGTTACGGTATTTACTGATAAGGTTCGTCGCGCATATGACAAAACGCGACCTATTTTTACACTCCTGATTGATAAGAAACAGGCAGATTCAATACTTGTTGTCACTGCGACTTTATGCGTACTTGGTGAGGGCAACGCAGATTCCTGCCAATTATGGGAATTGTGTCCAACGAAAGTTTTTCCTAATTGCAAAACCAGTGTATGTGGACAAGCTGAAGGATATGTAGGTGGCGCAACTTTTGCACGAAACCTAGTTTGTAGTTGTGTTATTGAGGATCATAAGCATTATGGTCAACAGGAGTTAACTTTAAAATGGAGTTCTGAAATCATGCCATTTGCATTCATAAATCCGAACAAAATGGATAATGCTAATTTTGCCACACATCAAACATGTTCAGTTATTCGTGTTGAAGAGATTATGCAAAGTTCACAAAAAAGTTTCCAGTCGACCACTGCCTTTAATGCAAATTCAACTGTTGGTGGCGGTATTCTTTTAAAAGAAGTGAGAAAGGAAACTATTAAAGTGTTGGTGTGATTGTTGCATCCTATGTCCCTTTAATGCTTTGTAGGGATCAAAGAGATTTGCCCTATCCGTAATTGATTAAAGATACATCTTTATGAACAGCCTTTTGTCCCAATTTTTAAGGTTCGGCCTTATACTAATTTATCTGATGAATCTTTTATACTTTCAATGATATTTTTTCGTAATGATAAAACTTTATTTACAAAAGCCTTCCGTTTATACATGAGTTTTAAGAAGATCCAATACTTGATTACGAAAAATCCAATAGATTATTTAATATGGATCGTAACTTCACTACCAATAGGATACCTTTATCTTTATATAAATGCATATATCACCTCTGTTACTGGGATTTCTTTTATAACTTTCTTACTACCTTTATTTTATCTATGCTATTTTTATCAAATATTCAAATTAAGTGTCGCTATTACTAAGACACGTAGTCGTAATTTCTTGTTATTTTTGGGTATAAAGATTTTTAACAGTTATTTTGCTAGGTATTATGGGACAGTTGAACTGTTATGTGAACTAGGAGGATATTGTATTTTAATAACAGAGATATATTTGCGTTTCATAACAAATGTTCCAAAGAAAGTCGAAAAGGAGATACCTGGACAAAGATCTGAAACTCTACAGAATAAGTTATATGTTCAACCTGATGTTTATTCGTTTCGATCAATGCTTTCGCTAAATCCAGATCTTTCTAAGGAATTAGATGCAAATTTTGTTATTCTAGCATTAGCTATGGTATTCATGAGGGCATTAGCTGTTTGTCTTTTTGCTCTTTTTTATTATATACCACTCTTTAACCAAATAATGGACTTCTGTCACTTACCTCTCTTGGAACCTCTGAAGACCTGTTACGTTAATGGTGTGTTTGATCTAGGACATTATAATCACATGAAGCTATTTGATAGTGCCAAGAAATTTACTAGTGCTCATCGCTTAATAGTAGGTGTCATGAGTGATGAAGATGTTAAGAAGTACAAAGGGGATTCTAGACCCATAGATCCTGCGGATGAGAGAGTCAAATTTGTCCAAAGCTTTCCAGCTGTAACGGAAGTTATAAAAGACGCACCTTGGAGTGATGTTCCCGCAGACTTAATACAAGAGTATAATATTGATTGTGTTGCACATTCTGCTGAATATTCAGAAACAGCAGAAGATTATGCTTATAGAACACCTAGAAACATGGGTATTGTTACCCTTATACCAAGAGGAGAAGGCGCTTCGACTTCCAAGAGGATAGATGCAATTCTCAAACTTAAAACAGATCTGTAATCTGTCCTATTTTATCTGCTTGCGATAAAATGGCTGATTTTTCGAGGTCATGGCGATAAAATGTCTGATTTTTCGAGGTCATGAGAAAGTTTGCTTGCGATAAAATGGCTGATTTTTCGAGGTCATGAGAAAAGTGCCAATTTTTATCTGCTTGCGATAAAATGGCTGATTTTTCGAGGTCATGAGAAAAATGCGCAATTTTGCGCCCTAGCTTTACTTTTTTTCTAACCTTATTATAGGTCATAGACAAGTGATCTTATTAACATAAGCAAGTATGCCCGAGTTGGTCGAAGGGAATCGGTTCAGGGCCGATCGGTTAACAACCCACGAAAGTTCGAATCTTTCTGCTTGCAGAGAAATAAGCGAGTATGCTTGAATAGGTAAAAAGGCATATCGGCTTACACAAGGTCAATACTGTTGACTGAAAGAAGGTCTTGTAATATAATGGTTAGTATGTCAACCCTACACGTTGAATAAGGTAGTTCGATTCTACCCAAGACTAGATTATACATTTTTGATACTTTGATAAAATATCGTAGACTAAGACAATACGATATTTTTTGATAATAAAATATAAATGGCGAAATTTGAAGAGATTAGAAAGGTTGTCCTACGTTATGAGAGTAAATGAATTCTGATGAAAATAAGGATTTAAAACGGATGGACTCCGATTTTGTTGTTCCAACAAAACCCTCGACTTCAAATAAATTGGACTTAAAGGAGCACTTAAAAGAAAAATTTAACATTTCTGAGTTTAGAACACATCAAGAGCAAATTATTACAGATATATTCGCTAAAAGAGATCTTTTAGTCTTGATGCCTACTGGGGGAGGTAAGAGTCTATGTTATCAGTTGTCTTCTTTAATAAGCCCTGGTTTTAGTTTAATAATTAGTCCCTTAATAGCATTAATATGGGATCAAATAGCTGATTTAAAGGAAAAAGGCATAGATGCTAGGGCATGGTCATCTGATCTGGACGCGACTGAGATGTTTGAACTTAAAGATAGTATTAAATCTGGTAAGGTAAAGATTTTATATACCACACCCGAAATGCTAATGCAATCATCCAATCTTAATAATTTACTTATTCTCAATTTTAATGGGAAACCTCTTCTAGATAGAATCATAGTTGATGAAGCTCATTGTGTAAGTAATTGGGGACATGAGTTTCGTGATAGTTACCTTGAATTAGTAAACTTAAAAAAGAAATTACCAGGTGTTCAGATAGTCGCATTTACCGCAACTGCCACACCAGCAGTTCAGCTAGATATCATAAGGATTTTGAATTTATCAAAAGTAAAAATATATCGGCAATCATATATTCGAGAGAATTTGCATTATTTCGTCAAGAAACGAGAAGCTAGTTCAAAGCTTAAATTTAGTGAATCTTTTGTAGATGAGATTTGTCAATGGATAAGAGAAAACGATTATTTAAGGAAGACTGGTATTATATACTGCTTATCTAGAGACAATTCAGAGGAGCTAGCTGCAGCTTTACAAGAAAGGGGTCTTTCTGCTGAATTCTTTCATGCGTCGATGTCTATTTCAGAAAAGAAATTAACACAGACACGATGGCTCGCTGGTGAGACAAAAATTATTGTTGCTACCATTGCTTTTGCACTTGGAATCAATAAACCCAATGTCAGATTCGTGATACATGCTGCCTTACCGAAATCGATTGAAGGATTCTATCAGGAAACTGGAAGAGCTGGAAGAGATGGGAAATTGAGTCGTTGTTTGCTTTTTTACAATAGACAGGATAAACATATTTTACAGAGTATGGCAAAAAAATCAATGTCCTATGCAGGTCTGGGTGGCACGTTTAGAACAGCTTCACAGGCAGAAAAGACAACCCAAGCTCCAACTGATAGCTTCACTCGAACCGAAGATATGTACCAGTGGGCAAACTCCAATTTGGATTGTCGCATTGAATCATTAAGTCGTTATCTTGGGGAAAATGTCATCTATGCGTGTGGTAATTGTGATAATTGTCGTTTGACATCCTCAGGTAACCGCCATGTAAAACCCATTAAAAGATCCATAAAGGATTTTTTGGTATATGCTGTAAACAGTATCCAAAATGATCCACGAGGTTTCAGAACAAAAGAAGAACTTCTTGAGGACATATCTACTAATCTAAGTCATTATGCTGGCTATGATAGGTTTCGAGTATTAGCTCAGTTGGAAGCCTTGGGCTATCTTATAATTAAATTTCAATTGGATAAGGATAATGAGATACATGCGAATGTAATCTTAGGTCCTAGGGCTGAATCGTTAAGAAGTGGTAATGTTGAAGAAGTATTGAAAGCTGAAAAAGATCCGGAACTTATGATGAACTTTAGTAATGGTACATTAGATAATTATGTATATGTGCCTTCACGTGTCTAAGACGTGAGATGGCTAAAAGCAGTCCCTGTTTTTCATGGGATTTAGTGTGTGGGTATTTTTTTATTCCCAGGGCGACACGGATTTCCCGATCCAAAGTCAAGGCGAAGCGAGCTGGCGCCATCTTCGTGTTCTGGATCCATACCGAGTTTCGAAAAAAAAATAAAAAAAACTCAAAAAGCTCAAAAAATGATCAGATTTTCAGACCCAATCCACATGTGTACGTTGTTCAATAGGTTCATATGTATATCCAGCGA